ATTTATATGTGTATAACATTGGAGAAACTACTTATCAGTATTATTTAGAAGACCCTTCTTGATCATTTTTTGTAGTTCGCTTGTGCTACCTACAAACAACGCATTATTAGTAACATTTTTGGGACCATCTTCTGCACTCAGATCTTTCATTTTTTTCTGCAAATCAACAATTTTGTCAGTGACATCACCGACGTGTTTGATCAACTGACCAGCAACTTCATATGCTCTGGGGTGCTGAGTATCCATACAAACGTCAAGAATACCATTTACTGCTTCTTGTCCTTTCTCAACTAAGTTATAAAGTTGAGCACGAGAATACTCATAATCTTTATCGGGGTCTTCAGGTCTCAATTTTTTTGAAATTGCTCTTGTTTCTTTTACAATTTCAGATTTAGTCTCTAGTGCTTTATCGATAGCATCAAAATGTTGAGTCATAAATCAGTACCAGTTTTAGGACTAAACGATTTTCCATCTGCACCAAAGAATGATCTAGATTCACTAAAACCGAATGTGTCCCCAAATTCAATTAGTTCATTATCAACACTATTTACTAGATTGATTCTGTCATCTGCTGCATGTTCAACAATATTGGTGTTATACACACCCCTTTGAACAATCAGGTTATTAGAATCAATTTCTTTGATTCTCATAACTTCATTGTTTATTTCAATGAATGCACCAACTGTGTACTGTGATCCATTTGCTACCTTGATAAGAGTTTTTATTTTATCGACGGCGGCAGTAATTTTTCCCGATTCGTCTTCATTATAATCTTTAGATGCTTGGGGAACAACGGTGTATCTCTGTTCCCTTGGAGCACGGAGAGCGGAAGAATAATCCACTTGAACTTTTTTGATAATTCCATTTTCGTCCGTAGGCACTTCTTGATAGAAATACGTCTTTGCTACGAAATCAAGATCATATTGTATAAATCTGCGTGTTGAAAAATCTCCTTCGTATTCATCAACAAACCCAACGTTTGTTAGAGTAAAAGGAATATCACGTTTCTCACTTACTCCCTCAAGCATGTTGATAGTCACGCTATAGGAAGGTTGGAAGAATGGTAAAATTTGTTCAATGATTTGTAGTGCATCGTCTTGCAGTTTTGCTGCAAAACTCAACCTAAATCCCACGTCATATGGGACAGGCATATACATCTTCTTTACTTTAGATTTTGCTGTCGGTGACAGCATTGTAAACTTCTGAATAGGAGATGCTTTTCTACTTGCGTCGTAGACGTATGATGTCAACTGAAACGACAATCTAGGTAGACTGATAGCAATATTGTCATCAAAGTTTGGTTGCTGTTCAATCCGTGCAAGGAACCGTTGAATAGGTCCGTATGCAATAGGAACTTTGATTTGACTAATACTCTTACCATCAGTGCCAAATTTTTTGACGCTGATGTTATTGAATAGTGTACCGAAAGCAATTACGGTTTTCCGAATTGTTTCATTGTAAAAGTAATTGCCAACCATTACACTTCACCAAAGGGGTTTTTCGCTGTAAAATCTAAGATGCTATCTGCTTCGTTCTGAATAGTATCTCCCGAGTTGTAACTGGGAGCGAAGTCGTCATCATTATAATCGATGGTATTTAGACGATACGCACTTCCTTCATTGTCCACGATAAGTTCGCCAACACTAAAGTTACCACTCAGATTGCGTGCTTTGAGAGTAAGAGTTGGAGCATTCCAAGTAGTAACAAACGCAGTGCTGAGACTGGATTGACCTTTTATAACTTCTCCATAATTGAAAGTACCAACACCAACTGTGCCTGCTGCTCCTACTGTAATTGTAGGGTTGGAAGTGTATCCAGAACCAGCATCAGTGATACGAATCGCATTCAAACGACCCAATGTATCTACGACTGCAAGTGCCTTGGCAATATGCCCCCCAGAAGGAGGTGCATTGAAAGTAATATCTGGAGGATCCGCCTGTACATAATCTGATCCAACATTACTAACAATAACATTACTAATGCCTCCACTGGTGGAGATAGCAACTTTTGCAATTGCACCAGATCCTAGACCATCCTCAGAGATGAATTGAATAGTAGGAACTGCAGTGTAACCTACACCAGGATTAGTAATAAAGATGTCACTAATATAAGTTGATCGGAAAGCACTTGTGCCTGTAGTGCTAGTGATGGCAACTGCAGTTGCTGTAGTGCCCCCTCCTACAGGAGGAGAAATTTTGACTCTAGGGGCAGCACTCCAACCGTTACCACCATTCAATAGATCGATATAACGAATACCAGTGGCAAGTCCTACAGTTGCTGATGCAGTGCTTCCAACATCTAGTAAAACAAAAGTAGCATTGTAACCAGCAGTCTTGAAGTCATCATCAATCACATTGACTCCAGTCTGGATGACTTCATCCTCATACTCAAACGGTTCAACCGTCAGAGTGTACGTATAGTTCTTACGTAGTTGATAGAAGTTACTAACGTCATCAACATACTTGATCTCCATCAGTAGATCCCTGTATGGGAAATACATAAGATCTCCTTCATAAGGACGTACGGGTGCATTTGTCAATCCACGAGCACCAACCATCAAAGGTGTGATATAGTTTAGATAACGAGTTTGAGAGATGACAATTTTCATCTCTGCGTTAGTACGAACTCCAAATTTTGTTAGTAGATTATATCCAGCATCAAAACCTTCATAAGACTCAATATACCCTTCAATAGGAAATGATTTGGTAAACTTAGAAGAAGTTACCTCCCTCATAATAGTCTTAGTATTGACAAAAATACGAGGCAGGTAAATAAATTCCACTCCATACATTTGGATCTGTTCATTTATCAGATCTTGTACGAGGTCCTGTTCACCAGGGGTGCCTTGTTGAAAGAAGGGATTTAGTGCCATTATCCAATCAGATCAAGCGGAGGAAGTTCATACTCATTTGCCATCTTATCTTCTAATACTTGAATTTCTCCAACCGCATCTTCATAAATCTGTCTACCATTCAGTTCAACACCACCTGGCAATTTTACACCTTGGAACTTGATTAGGTTTTGTCCCCACTGTTTTTTGAGGAGAGAAGTAAAGTAACGTTTCAGGAAGATATCGTTATATACTTTTGGGAAATCGTTGGGATCTAAAACCCGATAGCAACGGATAATGATGTAATCATTTTCCTGCATACTGTTGCCATCAACGTCCAGATAAAGTCTGTTCTGCCGACGATTGAAACGAATTGCTTTCTCAGGATGTAAAATATGATCTAGGTCTTCCAAATATCTTTTAGTCATTGTATATCCCATCAGTTCCATTGAACTGAAAAAATACACATCATTCAGCATCAACTGATAATTGATGTTGAACATGTTCGTCGAAATTAGACGATTGTCCAATTTGAAAATTCTTTCGACCCCAATAACCGCGTCAGGAACCTGGATGAAATTCTGGTTCTCCTCAAAACTAAAGGTGGTAACGCCAATTCCAGTAATATTTGCTGTGCCTGTACTGGTAGTGATACCAGTTGACTTATCTTCTGCCCTAGCGCGAGTAGCATCAAGGAAGTCCTGCGTGATCTTATGCTTCAAGTACATCAATTCAACGCCATCCATATGGCGATTTTGATAAACCTGAATGGCATCATCCATCAGATCTTCAATTTGCTCATCAGCAACGTTTATTTCAAGGACTGGAGCACCTAGTTGACGCCTAGCGTAACCGACTAACTCCTGTCTTGTAGATGGGTTCGCCATTTATTCCAAGACTTTTTTTCTATTTAGTTACGTCTTACAACGACATCTATCTCGTCACCTACAGTTGTGCCATTAGTAATTGATATAGATGTATCTCCAAATGACCAATCTACTGCTCGTAGTAAAACCCCATTTAGATATACTTGAGCGTTTTTAGTAGAAATATTTGTATCGCTTGGAATAAATGTTGTTTGTCCTTCAGTTGCAGTATATTGATCTTCTGAAAGATCTCCACATATATCAACTTCGTCTCCCACTTTACATCCGGTCACAAGGACAATAGATGCACCGGTAGTATAGTCTGTAGTTTTACGTAATTTTATACCATTCAAAAATACTTTGAAGTTTTTTTGTGCAGCAAAATCACCTGAGATTGTAAATACTGTTTGACCTTGTGTTGCAGTAAAAGATTCTTGATCGAGAGTATGTCCATAATGAACTTGAATTTGAACCTCATCACCTACCTTGGCACCACTACTAAGGGTTACTGTGCTTGTAGATGAGACACTGAAGTCAGTATCTTTACGTTGGCGAACACCGTTGATATATGCTTCTACAGTAAGTTGTTTAGTTCCATCATTGTGAGCACCAGGTGATGTAAATGCGGTCTGACCTTGAGTAGCGGTTGTAACTTGAGATGAAATAGATGTAGCAGCACCAATGTTAGTAAGAGCAGATCCATCACCAACAAATGCATCAGCATTGATCGTGGATACAGTGGTTACTCCAGTGACTACTAGTTGAGAAACCGTTGCTTCTCCACTAACCTTACCAAAACTACCAATACCAGCATAGAGTTTGCCAGTGTTAGGGTTGTAAGTAAGACCGTTAGTCTTTATTTTTTGATATCCAGTTCTATTATCTAAAAATCCAACGTGGTGCCATTGGTTACCACCGTCAGTTGCAGTATCTACCTTGTTCGCACCGCTGGAAATACCAACGATAGTATTACTTACACTAAAATTTGTTGCTTCAAGCGTGGTAATCGTAGCGATACCACTAAGAATCTTGCCGGTGCTTATACCAACTTCGCGTACAGTAACACCTGCTCCAACACCAGCGGCAATAAAGACTTTGCCGTCCGCTGTGTTGATCGCAAATTCGCCAAGTTCTAGGCTGTTTGGATAGTGTGGGACCTTGCCAGCAATCGCTGAGCGTTTGACCCTAATATTTGGAGATGACATTCACGTAGTCGCTATGTAGCGATCATCTAGTTAGATACTGAGAGTATATACTCTCGCATAGGAGTATTTAGGTGTTATAATTAGTATGAAGG